AACGAAATTAGAAAGTATTAGCCAAGGTGTAGACTCTATTCGTATTGATTTTAAAGCTAATGAAAAGCGTGTAACCGAAATTTCGGAAATGGTAATTCGGATTGACGAAAGTACAAAGCAAGCACACAAGCGCATTGACAATTTAGAAAAAGGGATAGATAAAGCATGAATCTTACAAAAGAAAATATATCAAAGCGTCTGCGTAACTGGAAAACATGGGTTGCGCTTTTTTCGTTGGCCGGCTTAATTGCAACTCATTACAACCTTTTGCATTGGAAAAGTGAGTTGGACTTTTGGCAAGAGATTTTATTTTCAATCGGTGTTCTTTTCGGGTTTTGGACTGACCATGAAACAAAAAAGGGTGATAAGTAATGGGGAAAATAGCTGATTTTTCGCATCATAACTCCATCGACTTTAGCAAAGCAAAGGATGAATTGGACCTTGCCATCATTCGGGTGCAATACGGTTCAACTACAATTGATACGAAATATAAACAGTTTGTCGCAGGTTGCAAGCAGTACGGCATTCCTTTTGGTCACTATGCATATTGCCGATTCGTAAGCATAAACGATGCACTTGTCGAAGCTGATGACTTCCATGAAAGAGCAGATAAGGATGCGTTATTCCTTGTTGCTGATGTAGAAGAACAAACTTGTAAGAATCCTGCGGATATTGTTCCAGCAACACAGGCGTTTATTGATCGCTTGAAATCAAAAGGGTGGAAAGTCGGTCTTTATACAGGACATGCTTTTTATAAGCAATACGGTATGAAGCAAGTAAAAGCAGATTTTCTTTGGATTCCCCGTTATGCAGGAAATGACATTGGGCAACCAACAGGGAATAAACCGGATATGCAATGCGACATTTGGCAATATACCGAAAAAGGGAAAATGGCAGGTGTGAGCGGCAATGTAGACCTGAATGTGTTAAACGGGGACAAGCCTCTTGAGTGGTTTACTGGTGCGGCGCCAAAGGTAACTGCAGCTGCTGGCGTTTATTACATTAGCACAGGCGGCTACGCAGGCTCAGCTCTTTCTCAGGTGCATGAATATCTATTCCGCACAGGCCACAATTTCGATTGTAAGCGCGGTGCTGATGGATCTATTGTCTTCCTTATTGGTCGGTTCGATACATCGCAACCGAACTTCAAGGATTGTGAAAGGTTTCTACGTGAAAGTGGCCATGCTTATGAGCTGATTGCGTGGGAAAAAGCTGAGAATTGGAAGTAAACAAAAACATAAAAAGCCCTTTCCTACGCGGAAAGGGCTCTTCTTTTATTTTTCCTCTTGCTTTTCCTTCTCAACAACATACTCGCTCTGTTCCTCATATACCAGCAATTGCTCAATTCCTACCTCTAGATAATCGCATAATTTGGTTAGTAAGTCTCGAGGATACCTCTCCATTTCATCATTATACAACTTCCGCACTGTCTCAAAGCCATAGTCTAAGTCGCGTGAGACCTGCCGAATTGAAAGTTCCCTCTCATCTAAAATAGGTTTTAAATTGGAACGTATCATCTTATCCTCCAAATATTCCATGATATTCTTATTATATTTGACTTCTTTACAAAGTCAAAATTATTTATTGACTATTTAAGATAGTCGTTCTATAGTATATGCATAGACTATTTAAAATAGTCATAGAGGGAGGAGAACAGATGAGAAAAATTGTTGACCAAAACATTTACAATGAGCAGGTGAGTGTGTATAACAAAGACTTAGCAAGGGATTTTCTGATCGAAAAAAGGTCACAGGGTAAGACGGAAAACACTTTAAAGACATACACAGGCGATATGCGAGTCATCAACTTCTTGGTCTGGAAACATTTCGACAACAAACCTCTTATTGAATTGAACAGAAAAGACATTCGTAATCTGTTTGTCATTTTTCAAAATATGGGCATGAGCAATGCTAGAGCAAATGGTCTTATGTGCTGCTTGCGCTCCTGCCTAGAGTTTGCCGCTGATGACGATGATTACAACTACGAATTTAATATTGGCTCTCGTGTCAAAGGACTTCCTAAAGAAGCAGTTCGCCAAATTACATTTCTCTCTGAGAATCAAATTAATTGGCTGTTGGACGAGCTGTTAAAGAAGGAAGAATATTTATACGCCATGTATTTAGCATTATCTTACTACAGTGCGGGCCGTAAAACAGAGATATATCAGACCTTAAAAGAAGGGCTGACAGAGCGGCATTGCACGAATGTTGTAATCGGGAAACGTCGCAAGAAGTTTAAGTTATTTTTCAACGAACGAACACGTCAAATTATTCAGTTATACTTAAATGCACGAGGGAAAGATTTGATTCCACAGCTGTTTGTAAAATTATATAAGAATGGTCGTCGAGACTTAGTTCATAAAGCAACCTTTAACTACTGGTGTGAAATTTTCTCCCGGATGCTTAGTGAAAAAGAAGGAAAACCAATACGTATAAACCCGCACTGTTTCAGGCATTCCAGATTGGAGAACCTAAGTCGTAAGGGGATACCGCTTGAGAAGTTGAAGTCTCTTGCGAACCATTCGGATATTTCGACTACGGAATCGTATCTTGCAGATCGTAGTGAGGATGATATCGCGGAAATCTTTGCTTTAGATGCAAGTTCAATGTAAAACAAGAAAACCGCTCCTTTCGGGGCGGCTTTTCTATATTGTTGGAATGACTTTCATCATCGCCACATAACTAATGAAACTTTCTCTGATTCTCTCAGGATCATCGGATTCCTCATGAAAGACAGAAACCCCTTCCGGATCTAATGTACACATAATTTCAAGCGGCTGATGTTTTTTATTCATAATTACCGTATTAAATGTACACTGTTCGGTAGTAATAAAGTAAAGAAATTGCTCTCCATCTTTTGCTAAAACATGCGTATGGCTTAAATCATGCTGTAAAATAGCTTCCATACACCCATCGATAAAAGCTTCCTGACTCAAAGCGACTAATTTCAGCTTCATATACACCTCATGCTATGCGTAGAGATTCAAATAATCACGTTTTTTACTTTATAACACTGTCCATAACCGCTTTATACTTTGCAAACTCAGCATCCTCCATATCTCCATTCATCTGAAGAAGAAAGTTACCTTTTGCATATGTATGTGAAAAGAATAATGGACCGTTTTTGCCAAGTTCATCATAGTAGGCCTTCGCTTTTTCTAAGTCCTCTGTCTTAGGGAATTCATATAAACGACCGCCAGCATCATCACCAAGAGAAGGGACTAAAATACGTTTTCCTTCTTTTCTCGAAGGACCAAACTCCTTTTCCGGTAAGTCAGTGGCATTCTCCGCCTGCAGTCCAGCTTTTTTAAACTCCTCAATGAGCAAGCTAACTGTAACTTGCTGTTCCTCTTTTTTGACTGTCTCTTGCTTAGCCTTTCCTTCAGAAGCTGTTTTTTCAGTGCTGCTGTTACATGCTGTCAATAAAAGTGCAGATACACCAATTACCAAAAGCTTTTTCATAATAAATCCCCCTTAAATCTTATTTTTTTCTGCAATGGCCTTCAACCCAGTTGCCACTTCGATAGTGACCTTTAACCCAAGTTTCACCTGGACCACATACTTCAGGTCCATCAACATCCGTATCTGTTTCTGGAACATCAATATCTGGAACGTCAATATCTGAAACATCTGTTGTAGAAGGCTTTTCTTCACATTGGGAAGGATCAAATTGAGGACCAACAACAATATCCGGTTTTTTCACTGTGAATGTTTGGTATTTTTCCTCCCCTTTAATACGATGGTACTTAATTTTCACTATGTATTCCTCTGAATCAATGAACTTAAATGAAACATCTTTATCGCTTGTTACTTCAAACTCCAGTTCAGTACCTTCTTTTGTAGTGACTGTTACTGTATCCGGTCCCCAATGGTAACCACTGGAATCTTTATCTTCTTTAAAATCAAATGTAAGATAATCCGTACGACTACCATTTTTGTAGTCAAAACAACTTTGAGCAAAGTTCCTTTTTGCTGAAATAAGCTCGGTATAAGTTTCTGTCTTCCCTTTTTTAACCTCTTCTTTTGGAGTATCCTTTTTTACTTCTTCTTGTGCTGTAGTAGAAGCGGGTGTAGCTGGCTTATTGTTTCCTCCATTGACGATATTAGAAATGACTAAAATCCCAACGACCGCTGTTATGATGATACGCGCCACTTTTGGAAATTGTTCATAGCGCCACATGCGATATAAGCCTACCGGGAAGAACAAAATAAGCCAAAATATCGTCCACCCATTTGATTTTTTCATATGTATATCCCCCTTTTGTATATGTGCGATATTCAGTATATCAGATTTATAGGGGAAACTTGTATAACTTTTGTGAATTTTCCATAAAAGGAAAAAACGCCCACGCTAGGACGTTTTCGTCACTTTCTCCATTAATCCCAGTAAGTCGCTACCGTCGATTAATTCAATGTTTTTGCCATGGGCATATTGTCGAGCATTGCTGTTAAAATGGCTTAACGTAACAAAATATCCACCCGCGGCATTTGCATCTACAATGGCACTGTGCAGCTTTTGGATGTATGGTCTGCCAATAGATGCTTTATTATAGCGTTTGACCTCAACAAGCTTCGTTTCTTTGCCTTTTCTCAAAATAATGTCTTTCCCGCCATCGTTACTCCCTTTTGTAACTTCTGTATCATATCCCAAAGACTTAAACACATCGGCTACAATAAATTCGAATTGTCGCGGATCTACAGTAGAAAGGAATTCTTTTGTCTTGGCTCGCTGGATGCGTGCAGCTCGTCGGTTGTTTTCTGCTCGTTGATTTGCTGCATTGATTTGTTTAAACATGGTCCGCACTAACCAAATGGTTGCGATAATTGCTGCACAGAAACCCATCTGCTGCAAGACATTCCATGAGAGGAAAGCTACTGAGATGGCCCGTAAAGCTGTTGAAAGCATGTGATAAGCAATAGCCCCGATACATGCTAAAAGCCCTGCTATGACGAAAAACGAGCGTATACTACGCATGACATATCACCTCAAGGTTATTATGCCCGCGTGAGTTGGGATTACTCCTGATGTTCTTCCTCTTGCCATATTTCTTCTACTGGAATACTTAACGCTTTTGCGATTCGCAAAGCAACCTTTAGCGTTGGTTCACTTTTTCCTTGTGCAATCTTACTCATCGTTTGATCCGTGATACTTATACGTCGTGCCAGTGCCGATTGATTAATCATTCGTTCGTCCAATATCTCCTTTAATCTCGATTTCATCCCACTATCACTCCTTGATACAACTATTCCACAAAATTTTTGTTTGTCCTTTTTCAAATCATTGTTATCGGACAAACAAATGGGCGAATATCATGTATTACAAAGGTGATACCGTATTACAAAGCCGTATAACCAACGTAATACCGTGTTACCGAAGTAATACGAGGAGGTAATATAGATGATTTTGGGCATCGATGCTGGAAGTAAAAACGGAAAGGTCGCGACTAGAGAAGGAGTATTTGCATTTGATTCATGTGTAGGTGACGGGAGAGAAAGACGTTTGGAAACAGATTATCCTGATATGATGCAAGGGGTATACCAAGGGAAACCCTTTTTTGCAGGTGTGTTAGCAGAAAAGGAAAGTTATTATCCGCGTCGCAGCATGGGTTTAAGTAAAGCGCATGAGGATATGAAACTTCGCGTCTTGATTGCTCTTCATCGTTATTCGAATGAGTACGAAAATGATTTAATTGTAGGTCAACCAATTAAGATGCATCTCCCGGATGAAAAGAAAAAAATTGTAGGGTTATTGGAAGGAGAACACACTTTAATCTTAAATGGCCTACAAAAAACTTTTCGTATACGATACGTGCAAGTTGCTGCAGAAGGAGCTGGGGCATTCTGGTGTTCGCCAGAGGAACATAGGAAGGTGCGTATTATCGATATTGGGTCTGGAACGGTAAATATCGCAACCATTGAAGGTGGCTTTTTTATCGATCGAGAAAGCGATACTCTTGAATTTGGAGCTGAATCGCACGGTAGTAACATCGAAGCGATGACAGGCGGCATCCTCTCCGCTATGCGGAAATTGTGCAGAAAAGGAGATGTCATTCATATTGTTGGCGGAGTTGCCGATATTGTGCATCCTCTCGTTTCCTTAGAATATCCACATGCAAAAGTAATTCGTCCATTTATTGGAAATAAAGGAGTGCATCCTTGCTATGCCAATGCTGTTGGCTTCTACAGATTGGGGGAGTTAATGTATGGCGGTTTCTAGAGAAATCTGTCCGGTATCCTTTTCGATGGAAGATCCATTCGAAAAACAATTGTTTACACACGCAAAGCAATATAATTTCTCCAAATATGTTAAACGCCTCATAGCCGCTGATATGACGCAGCAACCTATTTCCTCACCTAACATACCAGTTTCTATTCAAACACCTACCCAGGAGCCAATCGTGCAGCAAGAAAAAACAAAACAAAGTGATAAACCACCTGTACTTTCTTCAATTCGTTCATTCGTATAAGGAGGGAACATCATGAGACAGCAATACGCATATCTCAATGCAACTCCGTACCTTTATTCATCCGATACATTACGTGATTTATACAAAGGT